TTCAGTTCTATCATTTTCTAAATTACCGATTGCATCTTTTAGTGTTGGTTGTGGACCATATGGCTCTGGATATAGTGTACTTTCCATAGTCATAAAATTCAATCCAACTTTCTCCATAACATCGTTTCTTACTGCAACAAAGAAACATCTCTTTCTTGCTTGTGGTGTACCAAAGTCTGCGGCGTTCATTACTTTACCGATTGCTTCATAACCACACTTTTCAAATTCGTTTATAATCTCATTGTATTTTTTAATTGCTTCGCCCATCATAATACCAGCAACATTCTCACCAATAATTACTTTGGGTTGTATATCATTTGCAATACGAATATATTCAAAGAATAAATCTTCGATATTCTCTACTTCTTTTCCGTCTGAATATTTTTTAGTTTTATCCCAACCTTTTTCTCTTTTACCTGCAACACTGAACGCACTACATGGTGGCGAACCATCTAATATATCTAATTCGCCTTTTTGTATATTTGCAACTCTTAAAAAATCTTCACCTGTAAGTTTCTTAATATCATCATCTAATATAGGTGTGTTAGGATAGTTTGCACCGTAAGTATCTACGGCTGATTGTACAAATTCATTTACACATAATATATTACCACCTGATAATCTATAACCAGTTGAACTGCCACCCCCACCTGCAAAGGTAGAGATGACAGTAAATAACTTTTTCGATGATGCCTCTAGGACATCGTTCATAATATAAGGTTTATACATTAACTTTTAAATGGATCTTTTACCACAAAATACTTGTTCAACATTTCTAATTGATCATCGTACTCTGCAATAATTTTTAGTTCCTTTTCAATTGTTTCTAAATGATCTGGATGCTCTGCGACACCTACTGGTTTTTGCATAAACACTTCAACATTCTGTTTGTGTTTTGCGATATGACCTTCGGCATGTCTTTTTAATGCATCGATGATTTGATCTCTCATTGTTATGCTCCTTTATAAGCGTCTAGTGTACGTTGAAACTTACCTGCGTGTGACTTCTCTGCCTTTGCAAGTGTTTCGAACCAGTCGGCAATCTCATCAAATCCTTCTTCTCTTGCTGTTCTCGCCATACCTGGATACATGTCTGTATATTCATGTGTTTCGCCATGAATAGCAGATTTTAAATTTGCCTCTGTCTCACCCATTGGTTCTCCTGTTGCAGGATCGCCAACTTCTTCTAAGTATTCTAAGTGACCATGGGCATGTCCTGTTTCACCCTCAGCAGTTGATCTGAATACAGACGCCACATCTGGTGCGCCTTCGATGTCTGCTTTTTGAGCAAAATATAAGTATCTTCTATTTGCTTGACTTTCACCTGAAAATGCATCTTTCAAGTTTTGTGCTGTCTTACTATCTTTTAGTTCCATTTTTCTTTCTCTTGGTTATATGTTTGTAATCTAAGTATTGAGAACACCACTCATAAAAACTATCGTTGTTGGCAGGCCAACATTGTGCAAAGATTTTATTCTTGCGTTGTTCTCTGTATTCTTTTCGTACTTCTTCCTCTGTAAGTAATTTATCTACCACGAAACATACTCTTTTTCGATTATCGTTTTCCAATCATAGTTTCTATGAACAGATAATACTTGAAGAATTTTATTGTTCTCAAAGTCAATGACAGTAACGTTACCACCGTAACCATCCATCAAAAACATTTCTCTGTTTCTTGCACCTGGTAATTCCATATGAAACTGACCACCGTAGGCAGTAGACAAACCACATATACATGCCTTCACACCAAAGTATTTTTCACCATTGTGTTTCTGTATTCTGTTTTCATATAAAGATTTTAAGTATTGACCTTCACATGTATTGTTATTCCAATCATTTAACATTTCAACAGATAGTCTCATGTAATCATATTTGGTTGCAAAGAAATAATACCAATAACTTAATTCTTTCTTTTTTGCTTCTGGTTGTTTTACAAACCACACATCATTTTCAATACCAACTTTGTTAAAGAATGATTGTAGAAAATCTTCAAACTCATCATCTGTCTTATATGCAAGATAAGTGAATATTAAATTTGGTACAAGGTTATTATAATTATAAGTTTTGTATAACTGTTCTGAACCTTTAAATACTTTCTTCATTGTTTTTGGAACTGATGGTTCGTTGATCCACTTCCACTTACTGTGTTTAACAAAACCATTTTGTCCTACTAAGTGTTGATCACCTGCGTTCATATTCAATAGATCAATTAACTTTTGATTATTGTATAAAGTATTCTCAATCATTGGCATTGTAACTAAGTGATTAATACCATTATCGATATAACCTTTACAAATTGCATGTCCAGTCATATAAGATACAACGGACTTACCAACTGATTGTGAGTGCCATTGTTTAGATGTATCATAATCGTATTTGTCGTTTGTTTGATCTATAGTAATTTTACCGTTATCATATTTCATATAACTTAATAGACCAATCGCATCTTTACTCATCTCATCGGTAACAACTTTGTACGTTGTTGCACCCTTGTCATCATACCATTTGATGTAATTAGTATCTGCTTTTACTTTGACTTTATGATTTTTTTTACTGCAATCTCTATCTAAATATCGATCTAAATAAAATTCGATTGTTTCTTCGTTAGGGCTTTCTCTCCATGGTATCTCACAACCATAGTCTTTCACTTTTGCATTTGCAACTGTTGAAAACAGTACCAAAAATGCGATCATTATATATTTCATGTATATCCTCATAGTTAATTAAGTCTAAAGTATATCAGGAAACCGGCCCTTTGTCAACCCCTAAAACCCTAAGAAATACGGGTAAAATTCTTGTGTTTTTCAACCTGGATGACGTTTTTGAACTTATCAATCAATATATCTGTCTTGTGAGATATGATAAAAACGTTATTATCTGATAGGGTATTGATAATCTTTAAGAAATCATCTGTACCACTGATATCTAATGAACTATCAAATATCTCATCTAATATTAATAGATTAGTATTGACACTGTTTTTCATCTTTGCAATGGCTCGCCATGTGAACAATAGTGCCAAGTCTATTCTCATTTTCTCACCCTCTGAGAATGAGGAGTATGAGAAGTCATCTCTAAATCTACTCTTAATTGTTTCGTTAAATTCTTCGTCTAGTTTAAAATTAACAAAGAAATCCATCGATTGTAAATACTTGTTTATCAATTGATTCATAATTGGTAGATACATACGAATGATCTTTGTTTTGATACCACTATCTAACAACATCTGTTTAGCCGCATTTACATAATCCATTTCCTCTAGTGTGGAAATCTTCTTTGCATCTTTCTCTTGTAGATTGTCGTTATATACTTTCAACTCACCTTGTGCTTCTGATACGTTGTTTTTTGCATTTGTCAACTTATCAATATTGTGGTTCATCTTTGTATTGAAGTTATTAATCTCTGTGATAGATTGATTGTATTTTGCAATCTCTATATCTTTGAGTTTAATCTTTTCATACTCTGTAGTGATTTCTTCAAGTCTTCTTTGTTTACTTGCTAGACGAGAACTTAACTTATCTAACGCCTCGGTTAATTCTTTGAGTTTGCTTTCACATTGATGCACCATGCCTTCTTTGTATTCAAACGTAATGTCTTGTTTACAAGTTGGACATTCTGCTTTGGATTCATAAAACTTAATATCTCTTTTTGTCTTTGATGCTTTGTTCTCAATGTTAGTTTCAAAACTTTCTAATTTTTTTAAATTCTTTTTAACTTCGTCTTCATCTGTGATTGTATCACGTATGTTACCAATGTCATTGTGTATAGTTTCAATCTTGGCATTGAAGTCTGTAATGATCTCATTATTCTTTTCTACTTGTTTTCGATATTCTTCGATTTGATCTTCTTGTTGTTTACTTGCTTCTGCAATATGTTTTTCTTGTATACTAATCTTATCTTTAAGATGTTCTACCTCTGTTTCTAAATCTTTAACTTCAGATTCTAATTCTTTTTGTTTTTGTTTAGCAAGAATATTCATTGTAGAGAATATCTTAATATCAAGTATGTCTTCAACAACTTCTTTTCTGTGTGCTGTTTTCAATTGCATAAATGGTACAAATGATGAACTACCAAGTATGACCACTTGTGTAAATGATCGATAATTAATTTTTAAGATGTTTTGTTCTAAGTATTTTTGATAGTCAAGTATTGTTGCATCTTGGTTGACTAACTCATCGTTACAATAAATTTCAAAGATACTTGGTTTGATACCACGTCTAATTACATATTCTTTTTTACCAATATTAAATTCTACTTCTACTTCGGTACCACCCATATTGATTGTATTAATCAACTGATCTTTTTTAATATCTCTAAATGGTTTGTTGAATAGACCAAAACACAATGCATCTAACATTGTAGATTTACCAGAACCATTTTCACCAATAACTAGTGTTGTGTGATTTCGATCTAATTGATACTCAATAAAATTATTACCAGTGGATAGAAAATTCTTCCACTTTACTTTCTTAAAATAAATCATACGTCAATATCGTTTGCTTCTGTGTACAAACTTCTCATTAATGTTTTCAGTCTGCCTTTGTCTAGTTTTGTTGATAATTGATCAATGTAATTATCTAACAGTGTTGTTGTATCTTCAGCCTTTTCTGCAATATCATCATCTACAGAATTAGCATCTAAATCAGAATAGTCTTCGATTACTTTTAAATCATGTACACTTGTCATCTTATAGAAACCATCTAAGAAACGATCAAACATATAATAGTCTGTTTTCTTTTCTACAATTACTTTGATAAAGGTATCTTTGTATTGTGAATAATCAAACTCTTTGTAATCGTTCTTTTCATCATTGTAATATATCTTTCGATGAATAGTGTATGGGTTTTGTATTCTTGTTAACTCTCTTGTTTCAGTATCAAAGATATGAAAACCTTTTGGACACTTGTAATCACTCCATACCATTTCGTATGGTGTACCAAGATAATAGATATGACCATCATCTGATTTTTTATGAAAGTGACCAGAGAATACTTTCTCAAATCTTTTTAAATACGTTCTATCTAAACCATGATTGTTAATTACACCTTTGTGCATTTCGAAACCTTTAACTTCTAAGTGACCACAGATTAGATCAGCACTTTCTTGTTCTAACATCATTCTAGTTTCTTCAGCGTTTTCAGGACATATCCATGGCACCATCAATATTCTAAAACCATCAAACTCTACAACTTTAGGTTTGTGATAGATATAAGGTTCATGTTTGCCATCGAACGTTGTAAACAATTCGTGGGCTGCATTGATTTCGTTTGTATTCTTGTAATACGTATCGTGGTTACCTACGATAAAATGTGAATCTATTTTTAAGTCCCATAAACGCAATAGAAATTTGTTTCTAAAATCATTCAGTGTTTTAAAATTAATAAACTTACGTCTATCAACTGTATCACCTAAATGAATTAGATTTTTGATATTGTTCTTTTCCAAGTACGGAAAGAATATATCATCATAAAATTTGTACTGATATTTTGCAAACGCAGGACTATCAGACCTGACACCAAAGTGAGTGTCAGTTATAAGTGCAATTTTCATATGTCTACATAAAGAGTTCTAGCTTAGATTTACTCTTTGGTTTTTTCTTCTTCTCTTTTTTAGGGGTTTCATTAATAGGATTCTTTTGCATATACTCAACGTAAGAATTAGAATAGTGTTTGTCGTCACCTTCTTGTGTGTCGTATTCTTGTATTCCTTGTTTCTGTATTAGTCTTTGTTTAATCTCTGTTTGTTTTTTCTCTTTCTGTATTCTTCGAATAAACGCATAGTAGATTATTTGTGTAAAGTAAGCAAAAGGATTATCTGATTTATCTGGATTGAAATTTGCTACGTATTGTAAACAGTTCTCAATGCCATCTGAAATCATGTCATCTTTGTACGTGTAATTAATGAAATTCGGTCTGTATGATAGATGGTTCGCAATCTTTAAAAAACATTCACCCATATAATTTGTGATCGGCGGGTTGGGTTTACCCTTTGCTTTGGCCTTGTCACATTTCTCCTTAAACAGAACCATCTCTGCTAGAAACTTTTTATTATCAACATAATGTTCTGATTTCTTCTTTTTCATAGGCATATTATATCAGGTCCTTGTCAAATTGTCAATGGTTATTTCCAATTAATTATTGTGTCGTGTTCAGGTTTAATATCATATTCTTCACAGTTTTTATCTCTCATATCTTGCCATCTATATCGTTTCGCATATCCAGCTGTCATCATCAATAAAGGTCTGTGCATCATATCTATTCCTAATTCTGTCCAATCTTCTTTTCTTCTTACAAAACAAATATTGTATGAAATATCGATATCATTTGCAAGTAATCCAGCACTTAAATTAGATGCAAATAAACCAGCCTCTAAACATGTATGATCAATAATTCTATGTACATATCTTTCG